CAGGAGTATTGACTGTTGAATCTTGGATAAAAGAAGGTGAGATGGATAAGTCAAAAATGTTTGGCTATGATTTACCTAATGGCACTTGGTTTGTGAAAATGCGTATAGACAATGATGAACTATGGTCTAAGATTAAGGACGGAGAACTTAAAGGGCTTTCAATCGAAGGATATTTCACTAATAAGTTTGAAGCTATGCAGCAAAAACAAGCAACAACAGAAGAAATACTATCAGCTCTTAATGAGATAATAAGAGAAAATCAAATAAAGTAATAACTATTCTATTATATAACAGAACCTAAAAAAGAAATCATGGATATTAAAGAACAAATTTTAGTAGCACTTGGCTTAAATAAAGCTGAAGAAACAATTAAATTGGAATGGCAGTCCAAAAGCGAAGATGGCACAATCTTTGTATCTACTGCTGAGGAACTAGAATCAGGGGTGGACATTTCTGTCCTAACCGAAGATGGAACGACAATACCTTTGCCTATCGGAACGTATAAAACCGACGCAGGTGTATCTTTTAGAGTTGAAGAAGAAGGGGTTGTTGCAGAAGTAATTGAATCTGAAACTGAAGAAACTGAAACAGTTGAAGAAGAAATGTCTGAAGAAGTAAAAGAAGAAGAACTAGCTAAAGAAGATGAAGATTATGAAGAAGAAGCTGATGTTGGCGATTGGCGTGGAATGGAAAAGAGGATTGAGAATCTTGAAATAGCGGTTGCAAAACTTAAAGAAGCTAAAGAAGGTGGTGATGACGAAGTTGAAGAAATGGCAGAAGAAGTATCTGAGCCATCTGACAAACCTAAGTCAATCAAAACTACTGAAACAGTTGAATTTTCAGCAGAAGAAGTTGAAGCAATAAAAGCTGAGAATGAAAAACTTAAAACGGAGTTAGCAGAAAGTCCTGCTGATAGTCCGATCAACACAAATAAATTTAGTTCAGAAAAACCTCAAATGTCTAAGGCAGCGTATAATAGATTGCCGAAGCGTGAAAGGATTTTAATGGACTTAGAAAGATAATAATTTAATTAATTCATAACAAAAAAATAAAAAATTATGGCATTTAGTGTAACACAACCGAATTTCAACGGTAAGGCGGCAGGATTCTACATATCGGCTGCTTTAAAACAAGCAAAATCGTTAGAATATATGACGGTTTTAGAAAATATAAAATACAAAGAAAACTTGCAGAAGATGGACGGATCAGGCTTAGTTGTAGATGGCGATTGTAATGCGTTTACAAGTGCAGGAAATCTTGCCTTAACTGAAGCTACTTTAACTCCAAAGGATTTACAAATAAATTTGAGCATTTGTAAGGGTACATTACTTACAAGCTACGAAGCACTTCAAATGAGAGCAGGTAGAGATGCTATGCCTTCAACTTCTTTTGAAGATTATGTTATTTCTTATATGGGAGAAATCATAGCAAATGCTACTGAAGATTCTATATGGGGTGGAGTAACAGGGAATGCAGGAGAGTTTAACGGATTCACAGGATATTGGTTGCTTCCAGGTACTGATGCAACAGTTGTTCAATCAGCAGCAGCAGGTGCTTATACAGACGGTACTATTCTTGCTGAATTAAGAACTTTATCAGATTCTATTACAGGAGGAACAGCAGTTAATGTATTAGGAAAAGAAGATGCGTATATATACATGAACAACAAAACTTGGCAATTCTATATTCAAGCTATGTATGCATTAACAGGATATCCTTATATGCACATGAATGAAGATTACCAACCTGTCTTTGAAGGAATAAAAATCGCAGTTGTACCTGGAATGGTAGATAACCAAATGGTATTTGCTCAAAGCTCAAACTTATTCTTTGGAACGGATTTACTTTCGGATAGTACAAGAATTTCTTTACTAGATCAAAGTACAGTAACAGGTTCAGATAACATTAATCTTGTTGCTCGTTATACAGCAGGTGTAGTTGCAGGTATTGGTGCTGATGTAGTAAGACAGTCGTAAATAAATTAATTCAAGAAGCAGGGGTGTAAAAACCCTTGCTCCTTTAACCTTAAAAAAATAAAATAAATTATGGCGTGTACGGACTTAACAAAAGGTAGAGGACTTGATTGTAATAGAATAAGTGGTGGAGTAAAATTCATCTATTTTGGAGTTTACGACCAATTTACCGCACCAATAGACGGAACAGGAATTGCAGTAACAGCAGGTGAAGTTACTGACATTGAAATGGGAGCAGGAACAGGTTTATATAGATATTCTATGCCTTTAGGTGTAGCTTCAGTAACAGATACAATAGTTGGTAGTCGTGAGAATGGAACGATTTACTATACACCAACAGCACAAGTATTATTTAACCGACTAACCAAAGAGGATCAAAACCAAATAAAATTATTAGGTGCTACGAAAGTAGTTATCTTTGCTCAATTAAACCAACAACTAGCTAATGGACATGATGTAATTATCTGTCTTGGTAGAGTTAATGGTATGGAATTAAATGCAGGAACTATGGACACAGGGGCTGCTTGGGGGGATAAAAACGGTTATACTCTTACCTTTGATGGTATGGAAGCTGACCCATTCCCAATGGTAGCGGACTATACTACCAATCCATTCGATAATGGAGCATTTACAAATGTATCAATAACAACTTCTTAATCTTATTTAGTAGTTTTCATATATTTCTTGATTAGAGGGCTTTTTAGCCCTCTTTTCTTTTATAAGCAAATAAAAACAAGACTTTTCTATTATATTATAGATGATACAAGCAATTACTGAAACTAACTTAACTACTTACTTGCAAACTGAAGATAATAGGATTGACACTTCAGTATCTTCAAGTAAGATAAGGCACTTAGTTAAATTTACTAATGACATGGATAAGTCCGTTCAATATGCTTATTCAACAGTTCATTTAGTATATGATAGATATACAAAGTTTGTGTTTGATTATAATGCTACGCCTGATGTTTATGAAGGTAAAGTTAATTTTTTGCCATCAGGATATTGGAAATATGAAGTGTACGAGGTTAGTTGGACAGGAGCAGTAGCAATTAGTGCAGGTAATGCACCTGTAACTGAAGATGATGTATTGCCTGTTGGACCTACGCATGGTGTTGTTCAAGGGTTGGTAACTAAAGGCAAAATGTATGTAGCAGATAAATCAGGAACAGCACAAGTTCAATATACACAAAGGCAAGAACCAAGTGGAACTAATTACATTTGGTACGGACAATAATAAAAATTAAAAAAAATGGCAATAGAAAATGTACAACAGCTCTTAACCGAGCAATTAGGTAAAAACGGAAGCACAGAAATATTTACAACAGTAGCACAATCAGGGAAGGATTGGTATTGTGTTTATTTTCCTGTTGATAGTGTAGTGTCAGCAATAACAGTAGCAGATGCAACAGGTGAAAGTGCGTTAGAGACAACACTAATTGCAGGGACTACCCTGTTTATGAATGTCACAGCGATTACCCTGACAAGTGGTATTGGTATAGGTTATCACGAAGGACCAACAACATAGAATATGGTACAAAAATTAGGTGCAGCTTTAAGTTTACCGACATTAAAAAGGATAGTTTTTTCACCACCTGCTGTGAATTATCTTTTTCATTATTTCCGTTTTCAATGGGGAGTTAAATCTGATGAAGATGCTTCAGGCGGTACAATAAGCGCAGGAACTTCAGGCACTACTATTATAGGTGGACAAGCACTTGGGGTAGGAGAAGGGACAATGGACAAAACAGATCTAGTACATGAGTGGGTAGATTCATTTGATAATACACTAACTGTAAAAGCAGTTCAAACCACTTCAGCGGATAAGCCTGAGTGGAATACTTACTCTCTTGCACCACTAACTGAAAAACCCATGATTTTTTTTGATGGTAATACTTTTATGGATATAAATACTGATATTACTATTGCTGCCGAGCAAGATTTTACTATTATGGCTCATGTTATATTTACTGACTTAACAGCTAGAGCTATGTATGGTTCAAATGCAAATAACTTTTTTAGGATTAATACTTCCGCAAGTTTTAGATGTAAGATAGGGGGATCAGGAAATAGTAATTTTACAGAAGCATCAGATACAATAACTACAAACAAAGATTATTTTGTTACACTACAAAGGAGTGGTGGGGCATCAGGTAGATTAGCTTGTTATGTCCACGCAGATGATCTTTATGACGATAAGGCATGGGGTTCTACTGGAAATGAAGACCCTGATGAATTTAGTATAAATAATATTGGTGCTTCTTCTGATGATACGAGTAATTTTAAGGGGGTTTTTAAAAACTTATTCATCTATAAAGGAGCTGCTTTGACTAGCGATAATAGAAAAACATTATATACTTATATGTTATCGCTTTTGTAATATAAACTATAAAACATGAAAGACAATTTAATCTCAATCAATTTAGAAACAGAAACAGCTCCTATCATTCAAGAGGTTCGTGGTAGGGACTATATAGAATACGGAACTGATAATTGGAAAAATCTTTATCCGCAGTTTTTAATTGATTTATATTACAACAGTTCCACTCATGCGGCTGTTATCAATGGAACTAGCGAAATGATAGCAGGATCAGATTTAATAGTTGATGATGAAGATACTAACTTAGATGCGTATGTTCGGCTTAAAAAGTTTATGCGTCATGCAAATTCTAAAGAAAGTTTACATCAAGTAATTAAGAAAGTAGCTTTTGATTTTAAACTTCAGGGGGCTTATGCTTTACACATTATTTGGAATCGTGAAAGGACAGAAATTGCTGAAGTGTACCATGTCCCTGTTGAAAGAGTAAGGGCAGGTCGTCCAAATGAAATGGGTAAAGTAGATACTTATTATATTAGTGCAGATTGGGCTAACACTAGACAAAACAAACCTTACCCTATTGCAGCTTTTAATGCTAATGATAGAACAGCAGGAAGTCAATTACTTTACACAGGCTCTTACAGTCCTAATATGGACATTTACCATACGCCTGACTATCTAGCAGCTTGTAATTGGGCTTTAGTAGATCAAAGAGTTGCTGAGTTTCATTTAAACAACATACAGAATGGTTTTAGTGGCTCTTACTTTATAAGTTTCGCAAATGGAGTTCCGACAGCAGAAGAACGCAGACAAATAGAACAAAGCCTTGCAGATAAATTCACAGGAGCAAGTAATTCAGGAAAGTTCATATTAACATTCTCAGATGATAAAACTAGAACACCTGAAATAACACCTATTAGCGTATCAGACGCAGACAAACAGTATTTGGCACTCCAGGAACTACTAGTACAAAACATTCTGACAGGGCATAGGGTTACTTCTAAGACGCTTATGGGAGTTGATAGTACCAATGGCTTCAGTTCAAACACAGATGAGCTTATAAACGCTGCTAATTTTTATCTTAATACTGTGGTTCGACCTTTCCAATTAAATATATTAGACACTTTACAAACTATTTTCTCAGTAAATAATATGGATTTAGAAGTACAATTTGTACAGCTTAAACCTATTACAGTTCAATTTGATTCTAAAACAATAAGGGAAGTAATGACACAAGACGAAATAAGAGAGGATATTGGGCTACCCCCTCTTGATGAAGATGAATCAACTGTTGAACAAGATGTTAAATTTTCTAAAGTTGGAATGATTGATGGACAGCCTGTTTTTAGCACAATAGAAGAAGCAGAAGAACACGCAAAGACAAAAGGTTGTAAAGGCTATCATGAACACGAACTAGAGGGCGAAACTGTTTATATGGCTTGTGAAGGACACGCTGAAGCAACTGAGCTATCTAAGTTTATTGAAGAATTTGGAGAAGATATTCCTGAAGGGTGGGAAATGATAGATGATGAAATAGTAGATGGTGAACACCAAGACTTTGATTTTGAAAAGGAATTAAATAAAATAGCAAATGAAAAATTTGATTTTGTTAGAACAGGTAGGGCGAATCCTAATGTAAGAAGTGAACAAGATGGTTTAAATAAGGCAGGTGATGAATTTTTTAAAGTAAGATATATCTACACTAAAAATAATGCTTTAAGTCAAGAAGGAGAAACAAGAAGTTTTTGCAAATTAATGTCAGGAGTTAAAAAAGTTTACCGAAAAGAAGATATTTTAAGAATGAGTAATATTGCTGTAAATCCAGGGTGGGGACCTCGAGGTGCAGCTACTTATTCTATATGGCTCTACAAGGGAGGGGGCAATTGTCATCACTATTGGAAGCGAAGGATATATCAAGCACCTGAAAGTGATGAAGGGTTTGTGGTTTATCCTGACAATATTACATCAGATAAAATTATTACAGCAACAAAAGCAAGAAGTGAAGGATTTACAATTAAAAGAAATGATAGTTTAGTAGCGAAAGCTCCTAAAACTATGACTAATCAAGGATTTTTACCACGATAACTATGGCATACGTACTATTTATATCAGAAAGCAAATTAAAGGATTCAACTGCAATTAATCTTAATGTTGATAATTCTATTTTACTGCCTTTTGTGCGTGAAGCACAGAAGCTATATGTGGAAACCGCACTTGGAACTGATCTTACGCAAAAGCTAAAAGATGAAATTACAGCAGGAACTTTAGCAGGTGCTTATAAAACTTTAGTAGATGATTATATAGGGGATATGTTGCCAGGCTATGCCTTGTATCATGCTATTCCGTATCTTCGTTTCAAGGTGGAAAATGGGAACATTTACTCTAAGACATCAGAAACAGGTACAGCTTTAAGTACAGAAGAAGCACAACATCTTAGAGAAGAAATTTTGAATACAGCGAGTTATTATCGTGAACGACTAATTGAGTATGTAAGAAACAATATAGGTAGTTTCCCTGAATATTCAACGAACACAGGTGCAGATGTTGATCCTTCTACCGAGAACTATTATGCAGGAATGAACCTTGAAACACCTAGACAGGGAACTAAATTAACATTAAAGGACTTTTTACCAGCAGGTAGCTAATGAAGAAACACTACAAACCAAAAAATAAAAACATAACTAAGCTGAAATCTTACTTGGATAAGCAGCCTAACATAGATAAAAATGACGAATCTAAAAGACACTTCT